AGGTAGTCATTGAAAAAGTCTAAGTATAGCTGCTCTAGTACCTCGGCGCATACGAGATTATTATCACGCTCATGGTATAGGCATATAGCCGCCAATTGTTTGTTAGTCATAGCTCTAGTGCTCCCTATCCGTTGTGTACTCTTGTAATGCATCCTGATAATATGCCCACGTATGGACGCCGTGTGCGTCTAGATACTCTAGTAACTCCGCGTCTTTAATACAGGCCTCTACGTATTGACGCATAGTAGGTGATAGTAGAGCTAGTTGGTCGTTATATTCTTTGTTAGTCATATTAGTTCACCTCAGTTAGATTGATTAAACGACTAGAGAAACGCTTTGCTCTAGAGCCATGTACAGTTATTGCAATATTCTTTGTGCTACCATCACACAAGCCGCATTCATTACATGTAAGGCCCTTGCTATCTGCTAGGCACTCAAGCTCGTTTGCTGCTAGTGTATCGCCTGCTAGTGCTACCCTAAACGTGTGTGCGCCTAGTGCTTGCCACTTTAGGGCCTGCTTTGGCGTGTCGGCTGATACCATACAAATGCTAGTATATCTAGCGTCAAAGGCACTATGTGCAGCTTGATGCGTATATCCTGTATGTGCTAGTGATAGCTCGGTTATTTGCTTTAGCACGGCATAAGGTACCGCCGCTGGATCGCCATAGGCGCCTAGGCGTGTCTTGCGTGTGCTTAGGTAGTGCCCGTGCTCTATAGGGTTAAACGGCTCATAGCGTCCATTTTTAAAGGCCCTATAAACTGCTAAAGGCGCTTGTCCTATGTTTACATAACAGCTGCCATCTAGACTATGGCGGTGTGGACAATTACCACAAATGCTCGCATCTAGCTTTGCTTGTGATAGCTCAACGGGATTCAATGGGCCCGCATCAATAATCCATACTTGCGCCATGTTGCCTGTTTTCCTGTTGCTTGTCTTAAGCGTTAGAATAGCAGCTATAGTGCGACGAGGATCTAGTGCGCTAGGCCCGTGGTATAGTGTAAAGCCTAATACACTAGCCTTAGGTGCTCTTGTGGTGGCTCGTGGCCCTTTCATTTGTGCGCCCATTGTGTGCTCCAGTTCTTGTGCTTGATTAATTGCTTTACTCTATGCCTCTATAGTATACAAAGGCATATGATAAGTCAACAGTTATTTATTGTATTTCTAACGTGTCTTTAGTTACACTGCTAGTAATACCAACACTCTCTAGCTCTGCTTGCATTGCCTCCGCTGCTTGCTTAGTGGCATAGCAACGCTCAAATGCTACCCTGTTTGCATTGTCGTGCTCTTTGATTATTACCCAGTATGATATAATGCTCATAATGCTAGTACTCCAGTTACGTGTGCTAAATGGGCTAGGCTTGCCGCCATGCCTGCTAGTAGTGCAAGGTATCCTAGTGCTTTCATTATGCAACGCCTCGCATTGATTTAGTTATATAGTCAAGCTCAAGCGCAACATCGGTGCCCCACTCAGATTTGGCCATATGAGGGCGTTCAATCAATAGCTGCTCAAATGTACAGTCGGCACGAAACATGGCTAGGGCATAGTCGTATGCACTGTCTAACCATACGTGGCTGCTATCACTATAGATCTTTGCATATGTACGGTTGTTATCCTGTTCTAACATGTTACTCTCCAGTTAATAATGATTCTCATTTAGCCTAGGTGCCTGTGCCCCTGTGCCGATGTAGTAATATTAGCACAGTCGTGACATATGACAACACCTGACTACACAGTCACAATACAAACAATAGTTGACAACTGTCTCAACTGTGTGCTACTCGCACGGGTGCGCACAATAGAAAGGTACGCCATAGTAGGCCATAGGCACCCACCTTGGCACACACTTGTCTACTCTTGTCAACCTTGTGACTATACCATTGTCAATAGTCACACACTTGACACACTTGTTACCACTGTGTGCCTTGGGTCTACCACAGCCACCAGTGTATGTCAAGGGCGTGACTATAGCAGCCAGTGTAGTCACGGTATGACTGGGCAGTAACTAGGGGTTGACACTGGTGGTCTTGGTGTGCTAAGGATTCGATGGGGGACGGGGGCGTGGAGTTTCTCTGGATTAACTGTGGTAGGCGCCCAAGTTTACTAAAGAGTGAATCTAGTTTCTAAGGAAGACCCAAGTTTACAACGCTAAAGTCAACAAAGGAATACACTTGTAATTCACTTGAAACCCTTGGTACACCTAGTGATGCGAATGATTCCTATTTAGCTTTAAGGGCTATCTATGGTAGACCTGAGTATATGCATTAGGAATATAGTTAATATGACCAATAGATAAGATAAAGCTTGACTTAAGACTCTAAATATGTTATAATATACCTATAGTATGCTTTAGACACTTTAAGAGATCTTTTAGTTATCACATAATGAATAATTAAAGTATCATTCTAAAGTGTCTTAAGTACACCATAGACACTAAAGTAAAACACTCAATCTCAACCTAGAGGTAATTGATTTGTCAGCTCCTAAGGGCACCAAGTCCACTATAGACACTACAGATAAGACTCCCAAAAGGGTAGGTCGACCACCTAAAGCATCACTTAAGAAACCTAAAGGCATTATAGGTCGTCCTAAAGGTGATGCTACAATCATTAACGAATATAAAGCTAGGATGCTTGCGTCCCCTAAGTCAGCTAAAGTATTAGATGCTATCTTTGATGCAGCTTTGGATAATGAACATAAGAACCAAGCTAGTGCATGGAAGTTAGTCATGGATCGTGTAGCTCCTGTAGCAGCCTTTGAGAAAGAGATCATCAAAGGTGGTGGTAAGAATGCCATACAGATCAATATTACTGGAATTGGTGGGTCAGTGGATGTTGCACAAGAGCCTCAAGACCAAGACATAGATGATGCGGAGTACACTATAGTATGAGTGATCTACAGATTGAATTGTTGGAATGGCAAAAGAAAGTCTGGAAAGATCCTAACCGCTTTATTGTGGTTGCTGCAGGACGCCGTTGTGGTAAGACACGTAAGGCAGCTTGGAAGTTAATAGTTAAAGGACTTGAGACATCATTACCAAACTCACATATCTTCTATGTTGCCCCTACACAGGGTCAGGCACGAGACATCATGTGGAAGCTCTTGTGTGAGCTAGCTGCTCCAGTGATTAGGTCAGCACATATAAACAATATGCAAGTTACCTTGATCAACGGTACTACTATCTCACTTAAGGGGGCAGACAGGCCGGATACCATGCGAGGTGTTAGCCTCTACTATCTAGTAATGGATGAGTATGGTGACATGAAGCCTGAGGTATTTGAGGAGGTCTTACGACCAGCCTTAGCTGACCAAAAGGGTGGCTGCTTATTCATCGGTACTCCCAAGGGACGTAACCACTTCTACGACTTATACAAGTATGCTGAGTTATCTAATGATCCTCAGTACTCAGCCTACCACTTCACTTCCTACGACAATGAGACCTTAGATCCAGCAGAGATTGATTCAGCTAAGAAGTCTATGTCTACCCATGCTTTCCAACAGGAGTTCATGGCTAGCTTTAAGAACCAAGGCTCTGAGATGTTCAAAGAGGAATGGCTTCAGTTTGGAAGTAAACCTAAAGGTGATGGTGACTACTATATTGCCATTGACCTTGCAGGCTTCCAAGATGTATCCAAGAAGAAAGGTAACACCTCTCGCTTAGACCAATCAGCTATCTCCATAGTCTTCGTTGATGAATCAGGGTGGTTCGTTGAGGACATTATCTATGGACGATGGACACTTGATGATACAGCCAAGAAGATCTTTCAAGCTGTACGTGACTTCAAGCCTCTCTCCATAGGGATAGAGAAGGGAATCTCAAAGCAAGCTGTTATGTCACCTTTGATGGATATGATGAAGCGTCAGAACTTCTACTTCAGGGTAGAGGAATTGACACATGGTAACCAGAAGAAGACTGACAGGATCATGTGGGCCCTACAGGGCCGTATGGAGCATGGTCGTATAACCTTAAATAAAGATAAGAAAGAATGGCGTGAGGTCTTCCTTGACCAGCTCTTCCAATTCCCTGACCCTTTAACACACGATGACCTGATTGACTCTTTGGCCTATATAGACCAGCTAGCCAAGGTGACCTACGCAGGTAACTTTGAAGAGTTAGACAACTTTGAAATCTTAGACTCAATTAGTGGATATTAACTTATGAAAATGTATTTAGATGACAACAACGAATCAACAGAACCTATGATCATTGAGCAATCCTTAAGTGATTGGGTCATGACTAAAGTGGATGATTGGGGCGACTATTACGAAACCAACTATGCACGTAAGCATGAAGAGTATTATCGCCTGTGGCGTGGTATCTGGGCAGCTAGTGACAAGACCCGTGGCTCTGAACGTAGTCAGATCATTGCCCCAGCACTACAGCAGGCCGTAGAGTCTAACGTAGCTGAGATTGAAGAGGCTACCTTCGGTCGTGGCACTTACTTCGACATTAAAGATAACATGGGAGACTCTGAGACTGAGGACATTATGTTCTTGCGTAAGAAGCTACATGAAGACTTTAACCGCGCTAAGATCCGTAGAGACGTAAGTGAATGCTTAATCAACTCCGCAGTCTACGGCAACGGTATTGGTGAAGTAGTACTTGAAGAGATCAATGAGATGAAGCCTGCGACTGAGAAAGTCATGGGTGGTGCTATGGAAGCTGTTGGTGTCAATATCAGTAAGCGTACTATTGTGCGTCTACGTCCTATCTTACCTCAGAACTTCCGTATTGACCCTACAGCAACTAACGTAGAAGAAGCCTTAGGCTGTGCTGTAGATGAATTTGTAGGTACCCATATCGTAGAGCAACTACAAGAGCAAGGTATCTATAGGGATGTCTATATTGGTACAGCAAGTGAAGACTTTAACTTAGAGCCTGACAGTGACTTAACGGTACATCAGGATGATAAGACACGCTTAACTAAGTACTACGGTTTAGTGCCTCGTCACTTACTTGAACAAGAGCTTGACTATGAGCTTGATGAAGAAGACAAAGAGAGCTACTACATTGAAGCTGTAGTAATCATTGCCAACGAAGGTCACCTCCTTAAGGCTGAACCTAGTCCTTACATGATGAAGGATCGCCCTATCGTAGCATTCCCTTGGGATGTAGTACCTAGCCGCTTCTATGGCCGTGGTGTGTGCGAGAAAGGCTACAACTCACAAAAGGCCCTAGACGCTGAGCTACGTGCTCGTATAGACGCACTGGCCCTTACAGTACACCCTATGCTTGCTATGGACGCTACACGCATCCCACGCGGCACAAAGCCAGAGATTCGTGCTGGTAAACTCTTATTAACGAATGGTGACCCACGGGAGATCATCAATCCGTTTAACTTTGGTAATGTAAGCCAAATTACGTTTGCTCAGGCTTCAGCACTACAGTCGATGGTACAGCAGAGTACAGGTGCTGTTGACTCTTCTGGTGTTGGTGGTCAAATCAATGGAGAAGCTACTGCTGCTGGCATTTCGATGTCTCTAG